CATCTACTACGAGGTGGTAGCGGAACACCGAGGTGCGCCTATGCCTTGGGGACAAGTAGTGTTTGCAAAGGCGGTGCAAGCCATGTTGAAGGAGTTGAACACAACATGATTAAAAACAACGTCTTTGCTGAGTGGGTTGACCGATACCGAGATGACCCCGTGCTGTTTGTCAAGGAGGTGCTGGGGGTTGACCCCGACCCGTGGCAAGAGAAATTCTTGGGGGCGATTGCGCGGGGGGATCGAAAGATCAGCGTGCGAAGCGGCCACGGGGTGGGTAAATCTACGGCCAGTAGCTGGGCCATGCTGTGGTACTTTATGACCCGCAGCCCTGTCAAGGTGGTGGTGACTGCGCCGACCAGCAGCCAGCTTTATGACGCCATGTTTGCGGAGTTGAAGAGGTGGATCAATGCGATGCCCGTGCCATTGCAGGGGCTGCTGACTGTCAAGCAGGAGAGGATTGAATTTAACGCTGCGCCCACGGAGATGTTTATATCGGCTAGGACAAGTAGGGCCGAGCAGCCCGAGGCTTTGCAGGGAATTCACTCTGAGTATGTGATGCTGGTGGCCGATGAGGCGTCAGGCGTGCCGGAGCAGGTGTTTGAGGCGGCGGCTGGTTCGATGTCGGGGCATAACGCTGTGACTTTGCTGCTGGGCAATCCGGTGCGCAGCAGTGGGTTTTTCTACGACACGCACACGCGCTTGGCCGGCGAGTGGACTACCTTTCAGGTGGCGTGCAGTGATTCACCACGGGTATCGCAGGAATACATTGATGAGATGGCAATGCGGTACGGGGAGGACAGCAATGTCTACCGGATCAGGGTGATCGGGGAATTTCCCAAAGGGGATGACGATACAGTGATCCCGATGGACTTGCTGGAGAGTGCGCTGCACAGGGATGTGGCGGCCAGTAAATCAGCGCCGATGGTCTGGGGGTTGGATGTGGCGCGGTTTGGGAGTGACCGAAGTGCCTTATGCAAGCGGCAGGGCAATGTGGTGACGGAGAGCATCCGCACTTGGAAGAATCTGGACTTGATGCAATTGACGGGGGCGGTGGTGGCCGAGTTCAAGGCACTGGCGCCAAGTGAGCAGCCAAGGGAAATACTGGTGGACAGCATTGGCCTGGGGGCTGGGGTGGTGGATAGATTGAGGGAATTAGGGCTGCCGGCGCGGGGGATTAATGTGTCGGAAAGCCCATCGATGGGTAGCACTTACAGGAACTTGAAGGCTGAGCTTTGGTACAAGGCCAAGGCGTGGCTGGAGGCGCGGGACTGCAAACTGGCCAAGGATGAGGTGCTGATCAGTGAGTTGGCGACTGTGCGCTACACCTTTACAAGTAATGGCAAAATTGCCATTGAGGGCAAGGATGAGATTAAAAGGCGGGGGCTGCCGTCACCGGACAAGGCTGATGCCTTTGTCTTGACCTTTGCCAGCGATGCTGTAGCAGGGATGTTTGGGTCAGCGGCCAGCAGTAAATGGAGCCAACCCTTACGCCGCAACCTGTCCAGAACTGCATAATTGGGTATCCACAACCAACGGGGAAAATCCTATGATGACCAAAGGGCAGAAAAAAGTCGGTAAGGTGATGGGCGAGTACAAAGCCGGCAAGCTAACCAGCAGCGGCAAGACTGTTAAGAGTCCCCAGCAGGCGATGGCCATTGCGCTGTCCACTGCCAAGCTGCCCATGCGCGGCAGCAGGACTGCCAAGAACATGAAAACCAAGGGGATGCGCTGATGGCTACGATTAAAGAAACCATGAGCCAGTTGATGGGTGATGAGGAGGCTGGGGAGAACTGCCCAACGGCCACACAAGACATCACCATCAACCTGCGCAACAGGGCCAAGGCGATTAACAGCGCCAACTATGGCCCTGAGAATCCCGACCTGCCGAATACTGCCTTTTGGAAGAAAAAAGCTGACGAGTGGGAGGTGAGCATTGAGGATGCCAAGATGAGCCGGTGCGGTAACTGCGCGGCGTTTAATCAAGAGGAGTCAATGCTCGACTGCATTGAGAAGGGCATCGGGGGCGAGGGTGATGCCGAGGAAGTTATTGACAAGGCTGATCTGGGCTACTGCGAAATCTTTGACTTCAAGTGCGCGGCCAGCCGGACATGCGATGCCTGGGTGACGGAGAGTGATGAGGACGAGGATTACGAGGCTGGTGAGAACAGTGCGATGGAGGGTGAGGACATGGATGACAAGCCCATGCTGGTGATTAAGATTGGCACGAAGAAATGAAAGCTGCCAAGCCCAAGTCAACAGTGAACGCTGCTGGCAACTACACCAAGCCGACCATGCGCAAGGCTCTGTTTGAGTCAATCAAAGGTCGGGCGGTGCAGGGTACAGCGGCTGGTGAGTGGTCAGCGAGAAAAGCGCAGCTTTTGGCGAAGAGCTACAAAGAAAAGGGCGGGGGTTACAAATGAAAGCCCCACAGCAATCCCTAAAAAATTGGGGCGACCAAAACTGGAGAACTAAAAGTGGTAAAAAATCTTCTGTCACTGGCGAGCGATATTTACCAGAAGCTGCAATTAAAAGTCTCAGCCCTGCTGAGTACGCTGCAACGACACGCGCAAAGCGTGCTGGAAAAGCTGCGGGGAAACAATTCGTAAAGCAGCCAAAGTCAGTGGCTAAAAAAGTGGCGGGGTACAGATGAAGACACCGGCTTGGCAGCGCAAGGAGGGTAAAAACCCTAGTGGGGGCTTGAACGCTGCTGGCCGAGCCAGCCTAAAGGCTGCCGGCCAAGACATCAAGCCACCCGTCAAGGCCGGCGACAACCCGAGACGGGCAAGTTTCTTGGCACGAATGGCTGGCAATGCTGGCCCAGAGTACAAAGACGGCAAGCCGACCAGGCTGCTGCTGAGTCTGAAAGCATGGGGCGCAAGCTCTAAGGCCGATGCCAAATCCAAGGCAGCCAACATTTCAGCAAGGAATAAGGCTAAGAAATGATCTGTCCGATTGTCATTGCAACAGTCAAAGGGCATGGTTTGGCGGTGCTGCTGGAGTCGATCAAGCAATACGCGCCCGAGTGTCCGGTCTACCTACGGGGGCCAGAGTCGGTGCTTGAGAACTTTGAGGCTGACCACAAAATCTACGGCCAGCCAAGGAACTTTGGCGATGACTACAACGAGGTGATTGAGGCGGCGCTGAAGGATTGGTCATCATGCATCGTGGCCAATGATGACATTGTGCTGACGCCGACCAGCGTGAAGGTGCTGCTTGAGGATGTGGCGATCATCCAGAGCATGCACAGCGTCAAAGCTGGCTGGGTTGCGTCAAGAAGTGATGCAGCAAGGGCTGGTCAAAATGTGCGCATCTGCCAGCCTGGAGAACGCTTGAGTTTTTTCAAATTTCCGTCTGAGGCCCACATCAAAATGGTCGAGGAAATCAGCCCGATATTTGCGTGGATTTCGGGTGAGGCTTTTGAGACGGCAAAGTTTCCCCCTCTCAATTGGTACTCAGATGATGTGCATTGTAGGGATTTGATTGAAAAAGGCTACTCACATTTTGTGAGTTCAAGCTATGTCCACCACATCGGAAGCAACACAATTGGCTTTAACGGCAAGCAATTGCATGAAGATGCGATGCCGTGGCTGCTGGAAAACAGACCCCAATATGCAAAGGCATGGTTTTAATGAGTCACCAGCAGCAGCTTGATTTTGTACAAAGCGTTAAAGACGAATTCCCTAAGTACTTCAAAGGCACAAAGGTGTTGGAGGTGGGGTCTTTGAATATCAATGGCAGCGTGAGGCAGTTTTTTGAGCCTGAGCAGTACATCGGCTGCGATCTTGGTGAAGGTGCTGGGGTTGACATCGTGTGCCAAGGACATGAACTGCCATACCCAGACGGGTCATTTGATGTGGTGATTTCCTGCGAGTGCTTTGAGCACGATAAGCATTGGGCAAAGACATTCCAAAAGATGCTTGACTTGGCGCGAAAGGGTGGTCTGATAATTTTCTCCTGTGCCACAATAGGAAGACCGGAGCACGGCACGACCAGAACATCACCGGCTGACGCGCCATTCACAAACGATTACTACCGGAATTTAAGGGAAGAAGACTTTGAGCAATTCAAGTCTTCTTTTAACTCTTACAGATTTAGTCAGTGTCTGAGTCCAAGAGATTTATATTTTTGGGGATTGAAATGAACATGAACGAATTACCAATCAGCACTGACATTGCAGCCACTGAGCCAATGGACGATGCGGAACTTCAAGCCATCATCACTCAAGACCTGACCGATGCAGTGAGTTATGTGGACAGCGACCTGTCGCCGACCCGTGCGCGGGGAACTGAATACTACCGAGGCGACTTATTTGGTAACGAGGTCGATGGCAATAGTAAGGTGGTGGCGATGGAGGTGCGCGACACTGTGAGCGCCATGCTGCCCAGCCTGATGCGGGTATTTTTCAATTCTGAGAATGTGGTCGAGTTTGCGCCCCGTGGGCCTGAAGATGTTCAGATGGCGCAGCAGGCTACCGATTACGCCAACTATGTATTCCAGAACGACAACAACGGGTTTTTGACCACTTACGCCATTTTTAAAGATGCCTTGGTGCGCAAGTGCGGCATTGCAAAATTCTGGTGGGAAGATGAAGAAAAAGTGAGGATTGAAGAGTATTCCGGCCTTGATGACCAGACGCTAGAGATGCTGATGCAGGAGCCTGGTGCTGAAGTCAAGATTGTTGTCTCTTACCCAGACCCAAATATTGACGAAATGCAGATGACCACTATTGACCCGATGACGGGTCAGCCGGTGACGATGCCTGCGCCAATGATTCACGATGTGCAGATCAAGCGCATCACCAAGGATGGCCGGATCAGGATAATGGCCGTGCCGCCAGAGGAATTGCTGCTTGACCGGCGTGCCCGATCTTTTGACGATTCAAGCCTGATTGCCCACAGGCAGATGGCCACTGTGGCCGACCTGATTGCGATGGGCTATGACC